GGCGGAACCCATGGAAGCGAACTTCTTGAGGGGGATTACATCCCCGTTAGGAAGAACAGCTTTCCTAGAGCGGGACGCGTCGAGGGCGGCCAGAACATCTGGCCACCACCCAAAGAGACTCTTTACGAGACTCCAGGACACGCGATCGCTCGCATCACTAAGGTCGATAGTCGCCGTAAGGCGATCGATCGATCCCTCGTGAGCCAAACGCTGGTTTGGTGCCTGATCGGTGAAACCAATCAGGCCAGCGCTAGTAGGATCCCGCTCGAGTAGCGGGACAAGACTACGCATTAAACCTTGTTGCGCATACATATGCGCCGTAGGCTCAATTGCAATCAGACGGGGCTTTCGTCTCGTCTTGGGCACAGGAGTGATCTTTACAGGTCGCTCCTCTGATTCGTTGAGGTACCGCGGTTGGTGCTCCTTAAAGAAGCGCCAGCTGGGTAAGCAATACTCCCCGAAAGGGAAGATATGCTCGAGTCGGTCGGTCCACTCTTGCTGATAGAACTTCTCGTTTCCGATTAGTCCGTCAGCAGTAGCGCCCGGTCCATGACTCACTGGAAGCTGAAACGAGTTGATACTCGTTGTCAGTGAATCCAACTGCCTCCCAAATAGGAATTTGAACGTTCGCTTCAAAGAAGTGGACGCTACGTTCTCTACTAGGGAGATGTCAGTCTCAACAAACTTCCGCAACTGTGCATCGACAGCGGCCTTTGGGGCAACTTCGAAGATCTTTTTGAAAAACAAAGAGATCTGCCGAATTGCCTTTATGGCTTCTACGTCAGCATCAGTACGGACGTAAGACACATCGAACACTCTGTCAAAGAACCCTCGCAAAAAAGCGGGGTAACTGCGACCTACCGCACTCTTGAAGTGTGGGAAGTCAGAGGACAGGACAGATCCGCGTTCAAGGGCTCTCTCGAGTCCTTCCGCGATCTCTGGAAGGGTTATCGTCAAGAACGATTCCCCTTCATGATCGATGCGATGGGATATAGTTTCTATATCCCGTCTTACGGACACGCCGCACATCTGGCCGCAATCTGCGACCAGATTTTGGATCAAGATCTTCGAGCTTTTCACACCAGCCTCCAATTAATGGGAGCGAAGTGTCTCGAGCTCTCTCAGAACTGATACCCCAAGATGAACACGATGAACAACAGCACCGCCATCATACCAACAAAGCCGATCGAAACGATCAGGCCGAGGAGGTAGAGTGCGAGCTTAGGCGTTGTGTCCATCTCGATCGCTCGACGCGGGTCTTCCATGCCTACGCCTCACCAACGAGAACTCGCTGGTAGTTGGCGGAAGCGGCGAAGGCCGAGAGCGTCTCGGCGAGCTCAGCGAGCTCGCTGGTCGACCACGTCCCGTTATCGAGACGTCGGCAGACGATCCAGACAGAAGCCTTAGCGATAGACGCGACACCAGTCGCGCCCGTCACGGACTTCTTCTGATCGAGACGAACGAGCGTAGACGCACCGGTCTTTGCATTGAACGTGGAAGAGATCGTGAGCTCCAACAGACCGTCGGAGCTGACGAAAGATCCCTTGTTCTTTGCGAGATCGGTACGAGCGAGATTCACGGGAGCACCGTTGAAGGTGACTGCCTGGGGATCTGAGAGTGCCATGAGACTTGGTCCTATTCTGTTGTTATTCAGATGTTCGCTCGGGACAACCCGAGCGAGGC